AGCATGGAAAACACAACAAAACGGCGTTAAAATCATCGTGACGTGCCGCATATCCCATTCGTTAGGCTATGGAGAGGAAACAAGTTTGGAAGCCTCTCATGATGATTCTGGCGGGAAAAATGCCATTCAGTCGCTAGGCTCAACAATAACCTATCTGGAACGCTATACTTTGTTGGCATTAACCGGCCTTGCAACTCAAGATCAGGATGATGACGGCAAAGAAGCCGAAAAGATCGAATACATTTCCGACAAACAAAAGTCAACCCTTGTCGATATGTTCAATTCCCTGGAACTTTCCGACAATCAAAGGGCCAATTTCTTCAAATTGTGTGCCGTGGAAAAGGATGATTTTGACAAGATACTTGCGTCAGATTTTACAAAGGCAATGAACGCACTAAAAGCGACGGCGAACGCAAAAGGAGATAAAAAATAATGGCACACGAATTGATTACTTTTGTTCTTGATGAAAAAGCGATAATGAAACAACTTGAATTTAAGGAAGAAGTTATCGCTGAATTGAGCCAGAAATATATGGCTATTACCGTAACCGGAGTTGATGACAAAGAAGGCTACGAAGCCGCCCATGCCGCAAGAATGGATATCGTTCATAAAAGAACCGATTTCTCAAAAAGGTCAAAGGCGTTCCGAGATAAGTTGAACGAATACCCAAAACTGGAATTAAAGGTTGAAAAGCGCGTTCTTTCTCTTTTGGAACCTATTGAAGATTATCTTTTATCACAGGAAAAGATTGTCGACGATGAAAAGGCCCGTGTAAAAGCTGAGTCGGACAGAAAAGAAGCGGCTCGTATTCAGGAAAGAATTGATAAACTTTACAATATGGGCCTCGTTTCAAGAAACGGCAATTTTTATCTGTCATTTTCAAACGAAGGCTATGTACCGGAAGCTATTATAAAAACCTGTTCTGATGATGACTTTGATAAATACGTCAATGATTTTCAGGCAAAGATTGATATTGAAAATGCCAGAATCGTAAAAGAAATAGCCGATAAGATAGCCGAAGAAGATCGTCTTGAAAAAATCCGCTTAGAGCAAAAATCCGAGTTTGAACGGCTCGCCAAAATAGCCGATGAACAGGCGAAAGAAGCAAAGAAAATCCAAGATGAAAAAGACGCTATTGAGGCCGAAAAGAAACGTATAACTGATGAACAAAAAAAGGCAGAGGACGAGAAAAGTCGCAAAGAAGAACTGGAAAAGGCCAGAAAAGAAGCCGCCGAGAAAGCTGTCAAAGACGCCGAAGAAAAGCGTTTCAAGGCAGAAAAAGCCCAAAAAGATAAAGAAGAGCGTGAACGTATAGCCGCTGAAAAGAAAGCGGCCCGAGCTCCCGATAAAGAGAAACTTTTAAAACTGGTTGAAGAGTTTAAAATACACCTTATGCCAACGATGAAAACAGACGAAGGGAAAAGACTTTTGCAGAAATTCTACGGCGAAATTGACGAGGCCGTCCATAATTTATACGAGAGCGCAAAGGAGTTGTAATGCTTGAAATTTGTTGCGAACAAAAAAGCGATCAATGGTGGGCGGAGAGATTAGGAAAACCCTCAGCTTCAAATTTTGATAAAATTCTTTCCCCCACCGGAAAGGCCACCACGCAAAGAGAAGGGTATCTTTACGAACTGGTTGCTCAGAGATTAAGCGGTAAAGCCGAAAAAGACGGATACAAATCTAAGGCTATGGAAGAAGGGACTCTGAGGGAAGATGAATCACGTTCTCTTTACGAATTGATTTATGGTGTTTCTGTTCGGCAGGTCGGCATGATATTCCCTGATGAATGGAAAATGTATTTGTGCAGTCCTGATGGGATAATTGACGGTGAACAGGTTGATAAGCCGCGGGGTCTTGAAATGAAGAATGTCATCCAAAAAACAATGGTCAAGTACCTATTAGCTAATCAGCTCCCGACAGATTACGTACCGCAAGTTCAAGGCAGTCTTTTAGTAACAGGTTTTGAAAGGTGGGATTTTATCGCTTATTGCCCAGGATTGAAGCCTCTTATCATAGAAGTTCACAGGGACGAGGCGTATATCAAGAAATTAGCAGAAGAATTAAATCAATTTAGCGAGGAACTTTTGCAAATCGTAAATAAACTAAAATGAAAGCCCGATATCAAGGTTTATCGGGGAATCAGGATTAAAACTTTAAACAAAGGAGGAAAAAGTGGAAAACAAAAAGTCGGAAATTGTATCATTGGAATCATTAAATTGAATTTTCGATCACGGGAAAAGGAAATAAACAGATCGAGAGTATTGAATCATGATGAATCCTATTTTTACTGGCAAGGTTGACCGCGGAAAGAAAAAATGATTGACAGAACAAATAGACGTGGTATAATTGTGACATGATAATAAAACAAATACCAAATTTTAAAGATTATTTAATTTCCAATACGGGAATCATTTACTCCATTGCTGAACGTGCCAATAGAGGCAAGCCCAAGAAGCCCGTCATAAAGTCGCAATGGATTAGATCTGGATATAAAGCAGTTAGCCTTCAATTAAACGGACGGCCATGTCATAGATATATCCACAATTTATTGCTAGAAACATTTGTCGGGCCACGTCCAAAAGGTTATCAGTGCCGTCATTTAGACAGCAATCCCCTCAATAATAATCTTTCAAATTTAGCATGGGGGACGGTGAAAGAAAATCAAAAAGATAGATTGTCGGTAGGACGTGATAATAGAGGTTCTAAACATGGCCGGAGCAAACTAAAGGAAAATCAAGTCGAAGAAATAAAACAAGAGGCTATTTCCGCCAATAAGAGTGTAAGAAAAATTGATCAAGGCGGAGATTATAAAAGAATTGCAAAAAAATTTCATGTATCACAATCCACCGTTGAAAGTATTGTTTCGGGTAGGTCTTGGGGATGGTTAAAATGATAACTCCAGTATTAACAGGAAAAATTGAAAAAGGGGAAAAGATTTATGACAATCCGAATCGTTATCTTGTGCAATTATCTAAACTGGAAGGCAAGAGATTTGAGGAAGTTCTTAGGCAACAAAAAAGCCAACGAAGTTTAAATCAAAACCGGTATTATTTTGGGGTATGCTTAGAGATATTGAGCCAGCATTTAGGATATACCGCAGAAGAAATGCACGAAATATGCAAGTTTAAGTTTCTAAAAACCATGAAGGCCGGTCTTGAATACGTTAGAAGCACCACTAAATTAAATACCGCCGAAATGGAAGAATACCTTGAAAAGATAAGAAAGTGGAGTGACATAGAACTTAATTGCTTCATACCGTTGCCAAATGAGGTTGAACCATGACCACCTACTGTCCAACGTGCGGAAAAGCAATAGAAGATGATGACTTTACATACCGCTGTCAAAAATGCCAGGCTCTTTTGGGAGCATTAACCAAAGAGAAACTCGATGACGCGGTTAAAAGGCACGTTTGCAGAGAAAGGAAGGTGAAAAATGTGTACTGATTCGGGGGAACTCTATTTTTTTATGCCGAAGGGGGGAAAGATGAACCTTGATAAAATGTCTATTGATGATTTGTTGACTCATGTAGTTCTGTCCATAGGTTTGGCGATATCAAATGGCGATACAACGGACGATAAGGCCTTGCCGTACAAGACAGAGATACGAGAGCGTGTTGCTAAGTTGGAAAACCGATTGAAGAACGTATCTAAGGAATGTGAAGTATGTCCAGATAAGAAAGATCTCAGACAACAAGTGATTAATTTGGAAAACAAGAACCTAAAGCGCTGCGGGAATTGCGGATGTTTTGATGGAAAAAATGTTTGGTGTGAGCTGAGGAATTTTGAAACCTACTCGCATAAATTTTGCCCTAATTGGAAGTCCGACAACCTAACCAAAGAGGAGAGGATAAAAAGATGAAAATAACTGACGCTGTAGAAATATTAAAACGAAGATATAAACCAACGGAACGGGATTTAGAAATAGCAAGAAAGGAGAATGATATGGATGACCATCAAGACTACGTAGAACGTCTATGCAAGGCGTTAGGGATTAAAAGACAAGGTAATTGTGACTACCACGAACCGGTCTGTACACTCGATGAATGCACTAAAGATATTTGCAAGTATTATTACGAAACCGATTATCCCACCTTGCTACACGCAGACGAAGTTATCGGCCTGCTCAGAAAACATTTGAGTCCGTGGGATTATAGCAAATTCTTAGGCTCTTTATTGAGAGGTTCGTCTATGGTTGCAACAGAGGTTGAAACTTTTGTCCGCGATTACATTCTAACCGTCCCGCCCACTGACCTTGTGATTAAGGCGTGTGAATTTGTGACAAATTAGAACATACAAGATATGTAACGATATGGATTGCGTTGATAAAATAGTTAACAAGGTGGGATACGTAATAACAAACGTACCTATGACCTGTTCCTTTAATTCGTATATTGACAAAAATAAATTTTATCCGGCATGGGAATGTAATGCGAAGAATAGTTTAAGGATTTTCCGCAATAACCCTTTGCAAAAAAGGATAAACGTGGAGGAAAATAGTAAACTAAATAAGGTAGAATAATCTACTTTATAATTTAATTAAGGAGGTAAATGTGGATAAGAAAAAAGATTTGCCAACAATGAAGCAAGTTGAAGTTAATTCAGCGCTCGTTTTCCCTGAGGGAAGCTCCGATCTTTCCATTAAAGAGGCACTTGTTCGGAAAATGGCAGACTCTTTAGTTAAATATATTAAAGTGGAAAAATTAGACTCTTTGGCTCCGAATTGCACAGACAAGGGATATATAGCTACTCTTATTGTGGGCATTCCGGAAGGCGATGAGTTTGTAACTGACTTAGGAACCACTACCCTTGTCGCCGCGGTGTTGAAGGGAGTAATCCATGAAACCTGAAAAAGAAAATCTAAGACTTGATGAAGTGGCAGAAATTCTACGCATAAGCAGGAGCACGATATACCGGATGATAGATAATGGCGATCTTCCGGCCTTTAAGTTACCAAACCGCAGA